CCCACCTCCGCGACGGCGCATTGACGCCGGACCTGACGAGGGAATCGCTGGTGACGCTGACGGCGCTTCTGGGGAACGTGCAAGACGAGCAGCGGGTCGCGGACCACGAATACAAGCTAGTGCTCTTGGGGTGTCTCCAGACACACGACAAAGCCAATCGGGCACGGATCGCGGCGGAAGTCACCCCGCAATTCATGAGAGCTCGGGAAGCGAAAGATACCGCGGAGTTGGTGGTCGAGATGATTCGGAGCTGTAAGGCGTACCTCCGGTCACTCGATGAGGAAATGCGCCTCGCGAGATGAAGAAGCACGGCAAGGTCGATTCCAATCACGTGGAAATTGTGGAGACGTTGCGCAAGTTCGGGTGCAGCGTGCAGTCCATGGCGGCAATCGGTGGTGGGTGTGCGGACCTTCTGGTATCTCGGAATGGCAACACGATGGTGATGGAAGTGAAGTCCAAAGGCGGAAAGTTGAATCCGGATCAGGTGAAGTGGCGGGATGAGTGGAAGGGGTTGTATGCCCTGGTCTACACCCCGCTCGAAGCCTTACGCAACGCGCAGTTATATCTCTAGGAGTTGAGATGGACACATTGCAAGCGGTACTGCTGTTTGTCCTACTCGTATCGGGAGGTTTTCATGTCGGTGTACTGGCAATCCGAAGATACAAACGGTCTTTCGTCGCTCGCATGCTCAAAGAGTGCGCGATGGACTCTCCTACGCCGAGGCCGCGCGTGGTGGCGTCGAGCTCGTATCAAACGCGGTCGCAAGGCATACAACCGCTTAACAGCGGTTCGCGCCGTCTGCGGTCAGCCAGTCATCCGCAAGGGCTGAGCGCGGAATCCTGCTACCGGACCACCGGACTGACGGCGAAGGGAGATGACGCAGCGTGACTGTGTTGCTATTTCTTCTTGCCGGTCTAAGTCCGTCGCTGGCTGCGACAGGTGGATGGCTCGTCGGATATCACAACAGGCCCGTATTGGGATTTATAGTCGGTTGCTGTGGGTTGCTGTGCTACCTCGGATTGCTGGCGTTGCTGTTTTGGGCGCCGCTGTGACGCGCATCAACCGCAAACCCGGAGTCACTGCACGAGTTCGAGCGGCGAAGGCTCGGAAGGATGCCGCCTACGCCAAAAAGATCCGGCAGTTGGTGGCGGAGCGTGATGGGTATTGTCGGCTGCACGGAATCTATTGCCAAGGGCCAAGTGAGTGGGCGCACCTTGGAGAGAAGAAGCGTTTTAATACGCGCGGGCTACCACCGAATGAACGTCATACGACAGCGGGATCGCTGATGCTCTGCGCGCGTCATCACGACTGGTATGACATCGGCAAAATGCATATCTGTGGCGAGGATGCTAACGGGCCACTTGAAATTACGTGCAGCGGATTTAGCACAACGATTAGTCATCCAAGGCGCGATTCTCATGTCTGAGACACCTGAAGGCGGCTGGCCGGCACAACCGGATCTGACGCCACGCGAGACGTTCGCGCAGATTCTTCGGAAGGATTCAGTAGTGCTCGATCACACCGCGAATTGGCTTGAGGTGGCTGACGTGCATCGTGCCGCATATCGCCGAGCTGATCGAGAAGCGGTGCGAAGACGACTCGCCGGCGTCATTGCCCATTGCGAGACGCTCTCGCTGGCATTGAAGTAGAAGGCGAAAGCTCGAATTTTATGGTTGATTTTGTGGTTGAGAGGGGCGAAGATAAGCGGAGCGAGATCGGCGTTGATGCGCCAATCCCGCCCCTTGTCTACTCGGCTGATGTCGGTCAGCGAGCAAACCGTTGCTCATTCTCCCACACAACCGAACGGCAAGATATTCCCGCGCTGAATGACGGCAAGCCGTCTGAACGGAGCGGGCAGTCGCCTGATCATGGGGGTCCACGCGTGGCATGGCGGGCCGCACACGAGCGGTGCGGAAGCAGTGATCAGGGGCTGAGCGTACTCGAGTAACCGACGCGACACGACCGACCGACGGCAGAAACGACTATGACCCGAACGAGATTTCGGGGTCGCTAGCAAAGGCCTCTCAGAGACATCGAGACAGGCTGCCAGAGGGAGGGAGAGAGCGGAGGGGGTCCGGGTTCCGGGGGTAGTGTCTTTAATGGCAAAAACTCTTTGTAGAGGCATTGAGTGGGCATACGTGACAGCAAGGTCATGGTCCCTGAAGACGATCCAGAGTTTGCGCGATTCTGGAATGCGTACCCTCGACGCTGTAGCAAGAAAGAAGCCCGTATGGCGTGGAGTAAATTGCGCCCCTCGATTCAGGACGTGGACGCGATGATTACCGCGCTGAAATGGCAAAGCCCGATGTGGGCTACTGAATCCTTCAAGTTTGCGCCGTATCCTGCGAGTTGGTTACGCGGGGAGCGGTGGAAAGATGAGCGCCCAGGAGCTAAAAGCAGCTTCACCCCGATAGGCGACGCGGCCGAAGACTGGCTCGAGAAAATCGGCTACTGCTGGCACACTCCGAGATGCACTGATTCTGATATCTGTCGGGCCAAGCGGGCCGCAGAGAAGGCGACACGATGAGCGATCCAGGACCGCAGACGCCTGAAGAGCAGAAGAACGATGACGATTGGTGGCGGGCGGCACTCGAGTGTCATCGGCAGAGGGCTATTTGGGAGACGATTAGCCGTGCTGCGCTGTGGAGATACGTGCTCTACGGAGTTTGGTCATGAGTTGGGAAGTCCTGAACTTCACCGGCCCCCAAGCGACGCATACGCTGACCGATCCTGAGGGTTGGAAGGTGCGCGGGAATTACCTCGGCTACATCAGACCCGGGCGCGATGTGGATCACTCGTTTCTCAGCGCAAAGGAGCAGGCGAAGGTAGATGGTGCTTCTCCGGTCTTTTCGTGGCGCGAGAACGGGGACTATCCCAAGTGCAAGTGTGGGCGCAGCATCGGCAAAGCGCAGGCGCTCGAGGGCATCACCAAATGCTACGACTGCCGGCGAGCTGAAGGGGCTGCAGTAGACGGCAAATGCGGATGTGGACGGCCGATAGTCGCCTCACAGATTCGCAAAGGCATCCGACGATGTCAGCCGTGTCGAGCTGCCAACCGAAATTTGGGAGCGCAGGAAAGGAACTGACCGCCATGAGCCAAAATTATGTTGGTGGATTGATACTCGCCACTGCGGCACTTTTCGTCGCATTCATCGTCTGGAAGCTGGGCCTGTGACCCGATCCCCGCACACTGAGCCAGACAGCAGAATGAAGAAGATGAAGACTATACGCGCGTGGACAACCTGAGCTAATTCCGGCTTGGGGATCTACCGCAGCAACCAACGAGGCAATTCGATGGAACCGACAATCGGCAGAACAGTTCACTACTTGCTCAGCCACGAGGATGTGAATCAGATCACGCGGCGGCGCACGAACGGCGGCAGTATCGCGGAGCGAATGAAGCGGGAGCCTCCCGCGTGGCCAGTAGGCGCGCAAGCGCATATTGGTAATCCCGTGTCGGCAGGGATCGCCGTGCCCCTAATTATCACGGCGGTATGGCCGAACGAGTTCGGCGAAGGTGTCCCCGGCGTGAATGGGCAGGCATTGCTCGACGGCAACGACGTGCTGTGGGTGACGAGCGTGAAGGAAGGCACGATTCCGGGAACGTGGGCGTGGCCTCCGCGCGTATGAAACCGCAGAACGTCACCTGCCCAGAGTGCGGAGAGCCGATGGTGTCGCGCGCGAACAAGACAACGGGGCAGCGGTTCTGGGGCTGCTCCAATTATCCGACGTGCAAGGGAACACGAGACACGGACGGCGAGTCGGCGGCGGATCGTGGCGGCGAGTCACGAGTTAGTAGGCGATGGGAAGGAGCAGATCGGTGGCTGCGGTAGATCCAGTCGATGGAATCAGCCATGTCTGACCACGCGCGAGAAGAAGAACTTGAGCGGCTTCGTGCGGGCCATGCCGCCCTCCTCGAAGCCCTCAAGGAAGCGCGGAAGTATCTCGTGATCGAAGGTTACATCGCTCGCGTGACCAAAGCTGAGCACGCAGTGATTAGACAAATTGATGCGGCTCTGGCCTTCGCCGAAGGCCCCCAGAAGAAAGAAGGCGCGAGATGAAGAAGCCAGACAGCCGTCAGTTTTCGATTGGCGCGGTCTTGTCCGTGAGTTCGGGCCGAATGCTCTGCGATTTCTCGGAGATGCATGAATGCATCGAGTATCTGGTTGGCACTTCCGTGTGGACACATCAATTAGCCGATCGCAAATTCGTTGATGAGTTGAAAGCTGCGGTGATTCGTCAGCATTCCGCATTGGTGGAGTTCGATGCCGACGTGGTGACGACAGAGAATTGGCAGGACATCGTGAAGGCCGCTACTAAGAAGTTCGGCGCCACGCTCGCCCTGCATCCGATGGGCGAGCCGGAGCATTATGAAGGTGCATTCACCCGCCCGCTCAAGGGCAAGAAGGTTGTAGTAGTAAGCCGATGACAGTCTTCACCGGGGCCTTCGCCGAAGGCCGGGAGCTGAAGGAGCACGAATAGATGCGTATTTGCCCTGCGTGCACCCGACCCGTTCGTGATGGGGTTGAGCATTGCCCCTGGTGCAAACACCACACTGGCAATCTTGTCTCGCCCGTAGATGGACCTCCGTCGATGCGAGATGCACTCCAGCGCATCCTCATCCATGCCGATGCGTCTCCGCAGGACTTCGAGGATGCGAAAGCTGCGCTCGGGATTATTTACGATCTCGCATCTGCCGCGCTCGCCGAAGGCCGGGAGCAGACATGAGCGAGTGGCAACCGATTGAAACTGCACCAAAGGGAAGCTGGCTTACAGGTCCGAACGACACACGGCATCCGGACTATGTGAAGCCGCCTAGGTTGTTGCTTCTACTTGATGATGGCGAAGTGTGTGTCGGTTATGCCGATGCGTATTACACCGCCGAACGTGGCAGCGGGTACGACGGCGGTTCATTCTGGGTGGAAAAGTTCAGCGGTGAACGTGTGACACCGACACACTGGATGCCGCTCCCAGAGCCTCCGGGGCCTCAGCGAGAGACAGACGGACCAGACCAGACATGAAAAACGAAACTAAACCGGCGGACTCCGTGAACCGGACCCTCGTCGAGTCGATCATCGCTGAAATGCGAGAACTCGCACGGCAGGGGTTCTCTCCATCGACGCAAGGTTTCGGCGTTCCGCCGATGAATGTATCGGCATGGGCCGACGCGCTCTCTCAGGCCCTCAGCGCCCCACAGGAGCCGCACATTTGGCATGTCGCGTCAGATGCCTTCACGGCAGGCTGGAAGGCACGTGGCAGCGCGTGTTACCCGGACCCGATGAATGGCGAGTTAATTTACGCGTGGCGCGAGTACAAAAAGGGACTCGCGGCGCCTGCTGCCTCTCCTGATCGCCCACAGGAGAAGACCCCGCTGAAATGGCAATGTCATCGATGCGGTAGAGACGGAAGTGGACTGCCATATGAGGGCACCGAAATAGCGCTAATGCAGATGCGATATCGCTACTTCTGCTCGTGGGGATGCCGATACGAATGGGCCAAGAACGGCGGTGGTTTCACGGATTCTTCTGCTGTTTCTGCTGTCGGGCTGATCGAAGAAGCCGAGAAGCTGGAGGCTGACATAAGCGTTTCGCGCGAGCACATCAGATGGTTGCGAAATTCGGCCTCTCCCCATAACAACGCAATCGCTGCTGGAATCGAAAGACTTATCAAGCGGCTCGCGACCTCTGCTCCCCAGACAGACAGGCCCGCACAATGAAAATCGTCATTTCCGAATCGATTCACGGTCGCGAGTTTGAAGACGCTGACATTGTCGTCGCTACGCATCCGATGAATGCAGACATCGAGATAACGAACTGCACGTTTCGTCGGTGTTCGCTTGAAGCGATGTACGTCTGGCGATGCGGAACTATATTCGTCGCGCCGTGGCTAACTGTAAGGGGCTGCACATTTAACGGCTATCGACGGACAGACAGGCCCGCATGACACCAGATCCCCGCATACAGCACGGCGAGCAACTCGCGCGACATTTAGACAGAACAGGCTCGAATGCTTGGGCAGATTCGGTGCGCGGACTCCTCGCGCTCATAGCCGAACTGCAAGAGCAGCACGAGAAGGATCGCGCAGCGATCAACCTGAACGCCTACGCAGCCGTCCATGAGAACGAACGCGCGAATCAGAACGCGCCGTGGAAAGCGTCGTATCAGGAAGCAACGAAACGCGCGCAGGCTGCCGAATCCTCCCTCACGGCGCTCCAGCAGGCCCACGCCGCGCTGATTGAGAAGCATACGACGCTGGCGCTATTCGCAAGGGCTGTCCTCGATGGCTACGTCACGGGCGTCGTCGGCGACATCGATGGAGGATGGTTACAAGACAAGGCGGCCGAACTCGGACTAATAGTCGAATCAGGGAGCGATGACGACCCTAATTTATTCTTATGTGACGACTTAGCCGCCCTGGCGGTGCCCCAGACAGACAGGGAGACGAAATGAGGTGAGCAAAGACCCTAGCCGACTCCGTTGTCCAGGCTGCGGTCTCCAGCGCAGTCGTACCATCCGGACCCGTTGGCGCAAGCGAGATAACGCCATTCGGAGGCGCCACCAGTGCCGGGACTGCCATACCAGATTTAGTAGCACTGAGTACAGAGATGCGCTACGGGTGGCGTAGATTGATGAGTTAGGAGGGCGTAGATTAGACGCGTATCCATCCTTTTTCCATAAGGAGTTCGCGCCTATGCGCCGCTACACGTCCCCCGCTGCTACGGCTGCGGGCTCCAATCTGACGATTCTGGAAGTCATCGCCTCAACCTCCACGCGTATCCGTATTTACGACATGATCGTGGGCTCCAGCGCCTCGCCGGCTGACGTCGCGACGGACTTCAACGTCATTCGCGGCACAGTGTCCGGCTCTGGCACATCCGTGACTCCTAGAAAAATCGATTCTGCCGACCCGTCAGCCTTGGCGACCTCGCAGCAGGGGACGTTCACCGGCCAGACCAAGACCTCGAATAGCTCGATCATGGATTTGGCGCTCAACCAGCGCGCGACGTTCCGCTGGATTGCCCCGCAGGATGGCGAGTTGGTCGTACCGGCGACGTCTGACAACTGGATCGGGCTGGAATCGATCGCATCAGGCGGCACGCCGACGATCAACGCCTCGATGTACTGGCAGGAGTAAGGGCGTGGCCCTCCACAAGGGCTACGTCGTCATTACGGACCCGGACGCCTCGGCGTTTGAGCGGGATGCTATTACATGCTGCCACTGTAACCGCGTCTTTCTCCAGATGCCGTTAGACATCCCGCCGTGGTGCCGGAAGTGTCAGAAACCCGTGTGTGAAACCTGTCACCAGCATGGCCGCTGCAGGCCGCTCGAGAAATGGTTAGAACGCGTAGAAGCGCAAGACCGGAAAGAAGCCTTTCGGCGATCTCTGGGTCTATGAATGTCCCGCAAACGCAAGCCGCCAGCGCCAACGCCGACATCAACGCCGCTGCCGACGTCACCGGACGGCGCGACGAGCCAGCCCACCTCACCGATTGTGGATGCGGGTGGTCATGTCTGGGTGATTGCCAGCCCGAACATCATTCTGAGGGACGGGGTCCAAGCGGCGGGCGGACTCGGGACGATCATCCTCTGGTATCAGCAATCGATCTACGTCTGGGACGGGGGCGAGTTCTGGTGGCAATGGAACGCGACGACGTTGACATGGGCGAATGTTGGTGCGACGGATCCACGTCTGACACCGACGCCGCAGCCTCCAGCGCCCCAGCCAGCCCCGTTCACGCTGACGTGTCCAGCCCCGATTACGGTGCAGTCGGAGACTGGCGGCTCTGTGGCTGTGTCCTACGTAGCGACAGCGTTGGGCGGTGTACAGCCGTACACGATTACCTACAGCCCACCATCGGGAACGCTGTTTCCGATTGGCGCTTCTCAAGTTTCGGTTTCCGCGCAATCGGCTGACGGGCAAATGGGTAATTGCGCCTTTCCGGTCTCTGTAGTGAATGCGGTGCCTAACACGACGCCGCCGCCCGTCGTTATCACCAATCCCGGAGCGCATCCGCTGTTTTTCCTTGATTCTGCCAAGATGGCGTCGCTCATCGCGAAGAAGAATGCGAATGATGCGGATTATCTGGCGGTCAAAGCTGGAGCAGATGCACTCGTCTCTGGCAACTCCTATCCGATCGCCACGGTCACGGACGTCTCGAGCACGAATCCTTGTCAGATTACGATTGCCGAAGGCGTGCCGTGGAGCGGGACATCGTCTGTCGGCATTTATATCGGTGGCGGCACCGTTGGAGGATGGACAGGAATTAATAAACTCACAGCCGGTTTTGCTCAGGATGGCTGGTTCGGCACGCGCACAGGCTCGAATACCTTCACGATTCCGTTTGATGCGACGGGTCTTCCGACATGGAGCACGAGTGGACAGACGCTTGCGCTCTTCGCGTTTGGCCTCATTGGGGGAACGGGCGATGTGAACGGCGAAGGGTGGAGCGTGTTTGAAACGCTCGGCCTGATGCACCAATTGACGTCAACCGGCACGGACACGCCGTATTCGATTCTCGGCAAGAAATGGCTGGCCTATGCCCGGAGTCTCGGTGTCGCGCGTATTGATGCCTTTGCGACTGGCGATAGCGGTTTTCCAGCCCGGACGAATATTCGCTGGCTGGCGATCGGGTTTGACTGGTTCTACAACGTCCTATCGCCGACTGAGATTAGTCAGCTCGTGGCGACGTTCAACTTGTGTTGGGACGCGCATAAGACCTACGACATCGAGCAGTCCGGGCCGATGGTGTCGAACTACTTCGTCGGCTATCTCCTCGGCTATGGCATCGCCGGGATGGTCACGAAAGGTGACAACGCCCGCTCGGACGAAATCACGAGCACGATGCGTGGTTATTTCGACGTCGCCGCAGCGGCGGACTTTGCCGAACCGATTGGCGCGTTTGCTGGCGGCGCTCCGCTCGAGGGCTATATCTACGGCGTCAACGCGCAGCGGAACATCTTGCTGTACCTCGGGTGCATCAAGACGGCGACGGGCGAAGACATCATCGGGAATACCAACTACGCGCAGAAATTCGCCAAGAATCTGATCTACAACCTGAAGCCGAATCGCTGGCAGGTCATCGCGGAAGCGGATCAGCCTGGAGGATTCACCGGTGTTGTACAGCGGCCGGTTCCGCTGCACTTCGCGGACATTCTCGACGGCACCTCAGACGGAGAGCACATCCAGTACCTCTATGACCAGATGGGCGCGTCAACAGGCTTCCCGCAGTTCAGCGAAGTGGATGCACCTGGGGATCGTTTCTACTATGCGAAGGCTGGCCGCACATCAACCGACTACAGTTCGGCGCTCGCGCGGCTGATCTATTTCTACGGCGACCAGCATCTCATCTACCGTGCGGGATGGGGCACATCTGACGTCTGGATGTCACTCCGTCTCGCGACGCGCCTTTACACCTTCCACCAGAACCGACTTGCAGGCCATCTGGACCTGCAGCGCGGAAGCGACTATTTCCTCGTCAATGCCAATCAGTGGAAAGGTCCTGCAGGAGACGGCTCCATCGCGGGCGCGACGACGTTCAACAGCGTGAGCAAATACGGCAACACGCTGTTTCACTATGACGGCGGCTACACCTTCACCGGGGGCGGCTACGAAGGCGGACAGAGCTGGTGGGGCAATGACGGAGATGCGCGCGTCGGCGAAGTGAACACAACGGCTGGATTTGGGTACGCCAGCGCCGAACTGAAGTCGGCGTACTACATGAGCAGCGGGGACCAGCCGGCCCCTAAATCGCCGATTCCCGGCTTTCCGATTACGAGTTTCATCCGGTCTGCTGTGATGGCCGGTACGGGCGTGGTCATCGTGTACGACTACGTGCAGCGCTCAAGTGGGAGTTACGACGATCGCTTCTTCTGGCACATTAACCAGCAAGCGAGTGTCAGCCTAGCTGGAACGACGGTCACCGCGGCGCTCGGCTCCTCAAAGATGTTCCTGAAGGCGCTGCTACCCGGGAACGGCTCACCGACGGTCACTCTCGGGCGTGATTATGATTCTGTTGATGACACGGGTACGCCGATTACCTATCGCGTGGCGGTCGGCGATCCATCTCCTGCCGCGCTCTTGGTCGGCCTCCATGCGTTTTATCTGGGCGCGTCCGGCCTAAGCTCGATGCCGACGACATCGTTGATTACTGGCGACACGATGTATGGCGCGTCGGTGGTGGATGGCTCTACAACCTGGGTGGCGATGTTCTCCAAGGACCAGACGCCGCAAACGGGGGTGACGTATGTCGCTTAGGCATGTCGTCACGAACCTGCAGCCAGGGGAGTTCTACAACGTCACGCTCAACGGCTCCGCCATCGCCTCCTGTGTCTCAACAGCCGGTGGTGTGATTACCTTCGACTCCGCGACAGGCGGAACAATCGCCGTCGCGCAGGCGCCAGCGTTCAGCGATCCACCGCGAGTCACGGCGTATGGCAAGTTCACGTATCTGAGCACGCCCGTTGACGGAGAGACGCTGATTCAGCCGGTGGGACTACGCCTGATTGGCACCGGCTTCGATCCGGAAGCGCCGCCGACCAGCATGGATTTCTACATCGCCGATGCAGACGGCTCGAACCCAGTACTACTCGGGAATGTTCCTGCCTCGACCACAGATGCTGACGGCGTGACCGGAGAAGACGCCCACGAGTTCCACCTACATCTGAGCAACCAGACGATTACGGCTGGCGACCACATCTTCTGGTGCCGATCTCACGACATTCACGGACTCGCGATCGATTCACCAGTGAAGCACATTACGGTGATTGCGCAGCCGAGCTATACCGTCCCGAATACCCATGTCCTCACGTCCGATCTGGACATGAGCAGCAACGCCACGTACGTGGGGAGTTCGGGAAGCCGTGTGCTCATCGATGGGCAGGGGCTGTGGAAGATTACAGGGAATCCGTCATCGATCGACCTGGAATATGTCGATTTCATCAATGTCGGGGTGACGAATCAGACGGGGATTCATCTGACCACGAACGGCGCCACAACTATCAAGAATTGCCGGTTCTTTGGTTGCACGTCCGGGCAGATTACATCCAATAGCACGGGCGTCCAAACGATTCAGAACAATCTGTTTGCCTCTAATTCACGGTTCTATCTGGGCCATGTGCCGGAACTGCTGTTCGGAAGTCAGTACTGCTGGGTATTCGACGGGAGCGGGACCGCAAGCGGCACCAACCTGTTCCAAGGCAACAACTGTGCGGCGGGTGCGTTCCAGTTCAAGACGGCCAACTGGAAGATTGGCGACAAAACCTCCGAAGCTGCGGCTAATATCTTCATCGGGCCACGGATCGGGATTCAGATTGCTAGTTCATTCAGCGGCTCGATTGAGCGCAACTACTCGCAGACGGACTATCCCGCATATTGGTCGCAGCTCTCAAACTTTGAGATGGGCAGCCTGAGCGGAGTCACCGTCGAGCACAACTTCATTTACGGCAGTTCGTGGCCTGTCCGAGGAATTAGCGGCGAGTTCCGCTATAACTTCATCTTTGGGACAGGCTTTGTTGAGGGGCTGTTGTGGACAGCACTTCCCGCAGGCGGGAACGCGCCCGATGTCCATCACAACCTGCTCTATACGCAACAGTGCAGCCGTGGCGTCGTCTACCAGGTCTATTCGCTGACGGGTACGACACAGTTCCGCAACAACACGGTTCATACGCCGAATCCTCTTGACGGGCCTCCTCGAGGCTTCATCGAAGTGGATGCCGGGGCGATGAATCTCAACTCGAATCTCCTGATTCAGAGTCAGGATCCGGCCGTCTCCGTGAGTGGGGGATCAATCACCGCCGACTACAACTGCTTCATGAATCCAGAAGGTGTGCATTACTCGCCAGCCATCACGCCGCCGACGCATGACGTGACAGGCAGCGCAGGCCTCGGGCCGGTCTACTCGAACAACACGCCTCAGTGGGATGTGGAGGCTGTGTGGAAGCGCACGTTTACCGTCGCCTCAGTCCTCGCCGATGGGCGCACGCGCTACACGCCCACCACGCTCGTGATTGATGCAGGCGACACGGCGACCTACGGTGCAGGCAACGACATCGGGTGCGTTGGTGCTGGTACCGCAAACGCCGATGACCTGTTCGGGACACTAACGTAATGGCGTTTTCCATCGTCTGTCACACCGCGCAAGGTCTCGCCTCAGGCGGCGGTACCACATCTGGTATTGACACTTCGACCGTCACCTACATGCAAGTGTGGGTCTCGAGCTACTCAGGGACCAACGTCATTGGCTCAGGCGCCCTGCACGACAACAAAAGCAATACGTTCAACTTCGTTGGGTTTGCCAATGACGGCCTGAACATTTCGCGCCTCTGCATCTGGGATTGTCTCAATCCCACGGTTGGGAGTGGCCACACGTTCACGCTGGATAATGCGGGCGGGGCGATTGGTGGCAGCTTCCCGTCGATCGCCATCGTCGGCACCAAGGGCAATGCGGCGAGCTCGGTCATTGATCAAGGGTCTGGCACGAGTTCAACAGCCTCTGGTACCTCGGTGCAGCCTGGATCGATCACCCCGAGCACGAACAATCAACTGGTGATCGCTGGCGCGAGTGTCTTGGGTGCGTGGTCAAGTGGTGGTGTCTCGGGTATGACGCTACTCGATTCGCTCCCTGGTGATGGGGTGAACTATCAAGGCATCATCATTGGGTACACCATCCAATCGAGCGCTACGCCGATCAATCCGACCTTTAGCTGGACGACGTCCGAGAACAATTCAGCCGCCATTGAATCCATGAAAGATGATGGGATTGCAGGCGGCGGTGGTGGGCCCAGCGCGTTGGAATGGCTCCCGAGTTATCGCGCCGAGCGTCGCGGAGGGGTGCGTGTGATGGCGAGTGGATTTACCCCGCCTGACCACAAGGTCTGATGGATGGAAATCGTCGAGCCTCGCAAAGACATCCTCTATACGGCCCTGACTGGGCCGGTCATCGCGTCCACGGTGATCATCGCCGGTACGGCCACGGCTGGCCGTTCAGGGTCAGGTGGATACAACCTCGGGCCTGTCACGCTGCTGCAATACACGTCAGTCGTGGGTCCGGTTATCGCATCTACTCCTGCTGCGGCTCCGGCCTTTTGGTTTCCGTTCTATCCGAACGAAGTCCCGAGGCTACGGACTCTGCATGCCTCGCAGCAGAGCACGGGCGCCAGAGTCATTACGCAGGAAGCCGAGGTTGTCTGGTCGTATCCCGACCAGTGGAGTCCCCAGCGGACGCTGCATGCGTCACAGCATCAGTCGATCGCTCAGGATGTACGGCCCCAATCAGTGATTGTGCCCACGGTCGCGCCTCTGAGTTGGAATCCGAACGCACCACCATTGGCGCCGCCAAAACGGACGCTGCCACCCGAGTACATGCCCTCCGAGTTCCGGTATGTGGGTCTCTTAGCGCCCCATGCAGCCACGGGCATCATTCCGGTACAGGTAGACGCTGTGGATAGCCTCAACACGAGCAGCGTAGATAGTGTGAGTATGGGCAATCGCACGTTTGTTGATGCAACCGCAGAGGCGTAATGGCAAACAGTCGAGCCACCAACGATGGACTGCTGACGACGCCCTTGGTGTATTACCTCGGGACCGATCACAGTTGGGAGTTCACGGTTTACACATCGAACGCGAGAACGGTCTGCCGAGATGTGACGGGTTACACCACGAGCTTTATGGTGAAGTCCACGATTGATGATGCGGACGGCGCTGCGCTCCTCACGCTGGAAGGTGATGTGGCAGGGAACTTTACGGCCGCTCCGCACACGAACAATCAGCGCATCACGGTCACGGTGAGTTCAGACGACACGGACACGGAAATCAGTCCTCAAACGGCATTCTGGGAACTGAAACGGACTGATGCGGGATTCGAGGAAATTTTAGCCAAGGGGGATATCAGCTTGCGTCGAGCGGTGCATCGGTCATGAGCGAGAAGATTGTTACCGTCGAGTTGGACATACTGTTTGTCAACGGCGAGCGCGAGCTATTTTTCGGCGTTGAAGGCGTTGATATTTTCGCCATGGATGCAGAGCGGATCAAGCTGGTGCTCCACCCTGAGCCACGGTTGCCTATCGTCGAGGAAGTCATCATTACCCGTAGTGCGGTGGCCAGGCTCAAGACCACCAAGAAGGAATTGAAGCCTGCACCAGAGATGCCTGAAGGACTGAAGATGGCGAATGCCTAGAGAGGCTATGAGCCCGCAACGGTTAAGATTCGCGCAAGCCGTGTTAACTGAGGCAAACGGGAATCTGACAAAGGCAGCCATCATCGCAGGTTACAGCGAAAAGACTGCTGGCCAAATTGGTTCGCGGCTGTTCAAAGACCCGCTGGTCCGCGACTACATCAATCGCGCGCAGCATCGAGCCGAGCTATCGACGCAAGCCGCTCTCGAGCGCATCGGGAGAATCGCCGAGACGCAGCCCGCCAAAGGCTACAAAGGCGCCGACGTCCTCAAAGCCAACGAATTGCTCTTGAAAGTGAACGGAGCCTTACGAGACAACCACCACGAATCCAAGGTGACGGTGAACATTGGCTACTTACAGCAGATGTTCCAACAGCCAAACACCACAAGCACAAACGCATTTGCTGTTGAGCCCGACATCATTGAATTGGCTTTCACGCCTCAATCAGCAGCTCTGATCGTTTCCCCAGAACAGGACATTGGGCGAAAGTCTCAGGAAATACCGGTAGTTGATGGCGAAAGTGTGCGAAAACCCTAGCAATAATGCGGAGCGTCGCATAAGGTTGATTACGTAAACGTGAATTAGCGTGTAGAATCAACGAGTTACAGCAACCAACTGTTATGCTCGAATCGATTGCCAGGGCCAGAAATTTGTTTTTAGGCCGCCCGGCGTGGATGCGAGGGTGTAGTTAGAAACTCATGTCTAAGTGGCGTATACCTACGGGCGAGTGCGCTATCTGCAAGCGAACATTGCCGTTAGTGCAGGACCATTGCTACGCGACTGGATTCTGTAGAGATAGGCTCTGCCGAAGTTGCAACACACGGCTAGGCATCTACGAGTCGCGTGCAAACATGCAGGAATTGGCCGAGTATTGCGAGAGATGGCGGCAAAAGCATGCGAGCGGTGGGGTGGTCTATTCGCAGGCCGTGGCTGCAACGCCTGAAGCTGAGGCGCATCGGCGGCGATATCAGCGAGAGCGGATGCGGCGCATCAGGCGCAAAGTGCTCGCGCCGCGAAAGCTAAAAATCCTTAATGAAAATGACCCAAGCCCATCGCAGGATAGACCGTAATGCCGAGTCCCTACGCGATCACGATTGGCGAGAAGGTCTTCTTTGATCCGCATCCCGGGATGCAGCGGGAGTTGTTGGAGCGGTTGAGTCGGCGGGTGATGACGGGGGAGGGGCCGAGCAAGTTCTTTTTGAGGGGGAATCGAGGCGGTGGGAAGTCGGTCACGATTCGCAAGGGGTTGTTACATGCCTTGGCGATGGCGCTGCCTGGGCTGAGATATGGGGTGGTTCGTCGGAACATGCCCGACCTGCATCTGAACCACTTGATTTATCTGCACTCGGAGATGGTCATGCTGGGCGGGGACTACGTCCAGAGTCCGCATCCGCTGTGTCGATATCCGAACGGGTCGTTGGGGTTCTATCGCCAGTGCGAAGACTTCGGGGACGTCGAGAAGATCGTCGGGTCAGAGTTGGCGATTTTGTTTGTGGACGAGAGTCCGCAGATTGGCTGGGACAACGTCGCGCTGACGATGGGATCGTTGCGGGTCCCGAAGACGGAGGACGGGAAGCAGCCGTACTACGCATTGACGGTCTTGAGCGGGAATCCGACCGGAGAATCGATCGAGGAGCACGACAAGCACTTTCTCGACCAGGACATTTCGGTGCTGGACAATCCGCGGTATGACCCGAAGGACTGGGCGCATATCCCGATTTTCCTGAAGGATAATCCGTCGATCGACCCGGAGGAGTACTTGAAGTCGCTGGGGCAGATTCCTCCAGCGTTTCGGGCGGCCTGGATTGACGGCGTCCGGATGGACGCGAGGACGTTATTTGATGTCAAGCCGACGAAAGACGGCAAGCCCTATCATTACATACAAGAATTGCCCACCGTCGATGGCCTCCCATTGCTCCGAGTGCCCTGGCTTGTTTTGTACCGCTCATTTGACATGGGATTCTTTCCGGACCCTGCCGTGTGCGTCTGGTTCGCGGTCATCGGCAAACGCATCATCGCGTTCCACGAAGAAACGTACTTCAAGACCATCGCGAAAGACCTCGCGGCCCTCATCTGTCAGACGACGAAAGAACTCGTCGGCGACACCTCGGTAGCCATGACCTATGTAGACCCAACGATCAACATGAAGACCGGGGCCGATGTGGTGACGGTGATGGATACGATGGAAATGAATGGTGTCCCGTGTGAGGCCTCGATCAACGACCGTATTCTCTATGCGGACGCGATTCATGCGCTGTTAGGGGAAGAGGTTGAGCCCGGGGTACCCAAGCTCCAGATTTACGAGCCCGGGTGTCCGATGCTGGCGAAGTATCTCCCCAAGATGCGGTGGGATGAGAAGAATCCTCGGAAGATGGCGGATCACAAGTTTGACCACTGGCCGATTGCATTAGCCCAATTTGCGATTTCGAGTGGAATCCTCAGTTTGAGCAGTAGCCCTGATGAGCGGAAACGTCCCATCTGGATGGACTGGATGGATGAAGATGCCCGACACGGCAGGAGAGCCGCCGTATGACCGAGTATGACAAGAGAAGAGTCGAAGAGCTGTACGCGTTGCTGATTCACATTGGGCATAGCAATGTGAATGTTCGGCCGATCTTGCGTGAGCTTGTGAAATTGCATGGATTCGATGACGAGGTAATCGTCGGCACGGCGGGACAGTTTATTGAAGTCGGAAAGGTATCGAAATGAGTGACGGAGCTACACCCTTAGCCGCAGAATCCGCACCAGTAGCTGAAGCCCCAGCCCCGCAGACCTCGCGCGACATTGTCGCCTCCGTTGTCGCTGACAGCGAGAAGACGGAAAGCACATCAGAGGCTCCGGGTTATCTGGACACGCGCACGACGCCGGAAGTGGCGCCCCCGAAAGAGCCGGAACTGTCCGCCGCGGCGAAGTGGTTGATCGGAAAGGGACACAAACACGGCAAGCGGCCCGGGAGCAACGCGGATCTGTCGTTTATGCCCTTTACAACCGTCGAGAAAATGCTCGACAGCTATGCGGAGGAGCAGCGCAACGCGTGGTCGTCTGAGGTCGAGACGGAAGCCAAGACGCTCAAGCAGCAGATTCAGCAGTTGCGGTCAATCGTATCTGGCGATCCAGAGGCGTTTCTACGCGAACTGTCTGGGATTGACCAACGGTACGCGCGTTACATCCAACAGCAGGCACAGCGAGCGGCAGAACCGCAGCAAGAGGAAGAGCCACAGCCCGACCTCGATCTCGGCAACGGAATGCGGACGTATTCGCTCGAAGGCCAGAAGAAGCGCGAAGCGTGGCTCAGAGGCCAACTCCTGAAGCAGGTCGAAGAAAAGCTGAAGCCCTTCCAGCAGCGGGAAGAGGAAGCCCACGCGAGGGCGGAACAGGCGCGGATCGAACAGGAGTTTACGCAGGAGTACGGCCGCCAGATTTCGGAGGCTCAGAAGTGGCCGATGTTCGGTGAACTCAAAGCCGATGGAACCATGACGCCGTTTCAGCAGGCGGTGCTCGATGAACTGAAGAAAGATACCGACGAAGCGACCAAAGCCGGGCGTCGGCCGACGCTGTCACTCGAAGGCGCCTATATGCGCGTGGCCCTTCCTCGGCTGACGGAAGACGACGCCAAGAAACGGGAGCGGCTGTTACAGGAACTCAATCAGGCGCCGAAGTCGTCAGCGACACCGAGAACGTCCACAGATGCCCCCGCGCTGAAAAATGGGCCGGTGAATACGCGAGACGTCGTCGCACGCACCGTGGCGCGGCTGGAGCGTGAAAACGCTTGACTTTGAGTAGTCTATAGGGTAACTAGAGTAGTAGGCTCCAGCAATACCACGTTTGCGGCTTCGTAAAAGCCGCACCTCTCACTTTCGGGCCTGCACCGTCAGAGCAGGGTTTCGTTTCGGCTTCTGAGCCGTGATCTCAGAGACAAACCAAACCTTTTTCTGAAGGAGCAGGCTCCATGTCTGTACCGTTTACACAACTGGTCGCGTCCACCTACGACGCGGTCGTCAAAGAAAAGAACAAGGCCTCGGACCAGTGGTCCGATACCTCGTGTCTGAACTTCCTCGAAACCATCGGCGGCGTGAAGCGCGTCACTCCGGGCGCAACCCTCCAGATGCCGCTGGACTACCGGCAGAACTCCGCAGGGGATTTCCTGCTGACTGATGCCACAGCCACCGGCACGAGCAAGACGGACATCCTGACCGCGACGGGTCCGAGCTGGGCGACGCTGGTTGTGCCCACGAACTGGACATTCACCGATGAAGCGTTGAACAACGGCGACGCCAAGATTGACCTCTTGGACACGCTGGCGAACAACGCGATCACCACGCACGACTACATGATCGAGTCGGGGATGTTCGCGACCACGGGTGGCACGGACGGCTTTGCAACATTCGTCGATCTGTTCTCGGAAGACGGCACCGGCACGGTGCAGGGCATCGTGGCAGGTACCGAGACATGGTGGAAAAACCAGTTCAAGGACTGGAACACCGACACGGGCGCCACGCTCTTGGCCGACTACAACACACTGTACTTCTCGTGCGCGAAGGGCAGTTCGGGAATGCAGCCGAACGTGGTCGTGGCGAACTCGACGCAGTACGGCAATTTCCTCGCCGCACTGACTCCGCAACAGCGGTTCACGGATCCGAAGTCGGCGACCTCGGGCTTCGGCAACGTGAAACTGATCAACGCGTCCTACATCTTCTCGTCGGTCATCACCTCCGCGCAGGACTCGGCGTGGATGTGGAACACGAACGACACCGCGCTGTTTGTCGCGAATACGGCATGGCGGAAGCGCCGTCAGCCGGTGGAGTTTGCGAACGCAGCGATGGTCAACATGAAGATTTACTCGGTCCTCCAGCTCGCCACGCGCAATCGTTCGCGCGGCGGCGTGCTCTTCACGTAGGAAGGGAGTCAGACAATGGCAGCGACTTACTA